ACTGGATGGCGACACCGTGGAAGCCATCGGCGCCGCGATGGATGCGGACCTTGAGGCGGTCGAGAACGTCGCAAGGCCGCACTTCGGTGGGGATGCTGCGTGATGCCAGCCCGTCTGGATATTGCAGGACAACGGTTTGGGCGGCTCATTGTGGTCGCCCCGGCCCCCTCCCGTAAGCGCGTATCCATATGGCGGTGTCGATGTGACTGCGGCACCGAGAAGGATATTGCAACGCAATCTCTACGCGCGGGAGTCGCGCGGTCGTGCGGATGCCTTGCACGCGAAATTGCCAGAGAGATAGTCATTTCCAGATCCACACATGGCATGAGGCACAGTCCGGAATACTCGGTATGGTCCGGGCTGAAACGACGTTGCGAAAACAAAAACGAAACATGCTATCCGCGCTATGGCGGCGCCGGCATTTCGGTCGAGTTCACATCGTTTGAGGAATTTTTTGCCGAGGTTGGCAAACGGCCCTCCGCCAAGCATTCCATTGAACGGATAGACAATGACGGCAACTACGCGCCAGGCAACGTGAAGTGGGCAACCGCTACAGAGCAAGCGCGCAATAAGGGCAACACACTTTTTGTCGAGGTGCGTGGTGTCTCAAAGTGCCTAGCGGATTGGTGCGAGGAATACGGTCAGCCGTATAAAATGGCTTGGCAGCGCATCAGGAAACAGGGGTGGACGCCTGAGCGAGCACTCACGGAGCCGTCTCGATGGGCATAAAGGTTCTGGCCCTCGATCTTGCGACTCTGACCGGCGTGGCTGTCGGGAGTGCCGGCGAAAGTCTGGATTTCTGGACGCATGACCTTGGGAAAGGTGCGAGCGAACAACACCGCTTCGGGCGCGCCATTGTCCTCACAAGTGATTTGATACGAGATCATAAGCCCGACCTCGTGGCTATAGAGGCCGCAGTCGGTGGACAGACCGCTTCGCAGTTCCTGACTGGTCTTGTCGCCTGTGTCCGGGGCGTATGCGCGATCAGGGGTGTCGACTGCGAGACGTTCCATATCGGGTCAATTCGCCGCCACTTCGTCGGCAAGAGCCTGACTGTGAAGGACTTTCCCGGCATGAACCGCGGTGCAGCGAAAAAGGCGATCAAGGATGTGATCATTCAGCGGTGCCGCGCGCTTGGGTATGACCCGCGCGATGACAATCAGGCCGACGCTATTTCGCTTCACGATTACGCCTGCTCGATCAAGGCGCAGAAATATCAAGCAAAACCAGTGGGAGGGTTGTTCGGATGAGCCGCTATGTTGCCGCACTTGTCTATCGCAAGAAGGTAGGTTCGATGGCCCGAAAGTCGATCCTGGCATACTGCGCCGAGCGCGCGAACGATGATGGGTCTGGTATCTGGGCCTCCAAGGTTCGGATTGCCAAGGAAGTCGAATGCTCGAAGCAGACGGTGCTCGACACGATCAAGGCGTTCATCGCTGAGGGGATTTTGATCGACCGTGGCAGGCGAAAATCTCCGCACGGATACACTGTCGAATATGCCGTCAATGTCGGCGCTGTTTTAGCGCTGGAAGATGCCTTTGAGGACCAATTTCAGGTAGACGATGCAAGAGGTCCAAAATTGGACGGGTCAAATGAGTTGACCCCAAGAGGTCAAGCCACTGGACCCCAAGAGGTCAAGCCACTGGACCCGAACCGTCCCTTAACCGTCCTTAAAGAAGAACCCCCCTTACCCCCAAGGGGGAATGATCTTTTCTCAGCAAATTCTCTACCGGAATCACAAGACACTTCCGTTGATGATCTCTTTGAAAGGTTTTGGAAGGTCTTTCCCAAGAAGTCTGGAAAGCCAGAAGCCAAAAAAGCCTTTGCCAAGGCGATCAAGCGCGCACCGGCAGAAATCATAATTCAGCGAGCGGAGAGATACGCGGCATGGCTGGCCGAGGCTGGACCAGGTGAGTTCCGTCCGAATGTCAAATATCCGCAGGGGTGGCTGACCAACGATCGGTGGAACGACGAAGAGCTGCGGACCCCCGCGTCCGAGCCCGTCAACCGCTACCAGAAGATTGTGAAAGAATGGGGGCGGGGATGAACAAGCTCCGCGTCCTTGACCTTTTCAGCGGAATAGTGGGGTTCACTCTTGGCCTCGAGCGCACGGGTGGATTTGAGACGGTTGCCTTCTGCAAAATAGAAGAATTTCCGCGACAAATTCCAGACCTCATTGGGCGCGCCATTCTTGAAGCGATGGCCGCACAATGAACGCTGAGACATCATTCCAGACCGATCCGCATTCCATCGAGTTGGAGCAACAACTGCTTGGCGCGTTGCTTGTGAACAACGATCTGCTTCATCGGATTTCTGGCATCACGAGGCGGGATCACTTCTTCGAGCCGGTCCATGCCGATATTTTCGCCCACATCGTAGGGCGGATCGAAAAGGATCACATCGCAACGGTGAACACGATTGCATCAGGTATGGCGGCACATGAAGGGCTGAAAGAGCTTGGTGGCGGTCAATATCTCGTTCGGCTTGCCGGTGCGTCGATCATGTCCAGCGGGATTGCCGACTACGCCCGCGATATCGAAGCCCTGTGGCAGCGCAGAATGCTCCTGCGCGCGCTGGAAGGGGCCAAGGACGCCGTTCTTGGGGACAATGACCCGGAGGTGGCCAAGGCGGGTATCGAGGCTGTGCTGATGGCCCTGCCGGAGCGTGATGGGCAGGAGAGTTCGGTGTCCGCACTCAAGGCGATGACGGAGACGGTGCGCAGCATCAACCGCGCGTATTCGGGCGAACAGGTGTCGGTCCCAACTGGCCTTGGTGCCCTCGACAGGCGTCTTGGGGGCTTCTGGAAGCAGAACCTTGTGATCGTGGCTGGGCGGCCGTCGATGGGGAAATCTGCCCTCGCGCTGGAATTTGCGATCAAGGCAGCGGACGCCGGCAGGTTCGTCGGGTTCGTGTCGCTGGAAATGTCCAACACGGAGCTGATGGAGCGCGTGATCGGTGCCAAGACGCGGATCGACTATGAGAAGCTGCGTCGGGGGGATCTGACCGAGGATGAGATGCGCAAGGTGGTCGGCATCGCGCAGGAAAGCCAGGACATGCCGCTGTTCATCGTGCCGCCGCACGTCCGCGACATTGCCGCTATTCACTCCGCGCTGAAAACGGTCAAGAAGCGGCAGGGGCGGTTGGATCTCGTGGTGGTCGACTACCTGCAACTGATCCGGTCAAGAGGCAACAACGCCAACGAGCGTGTGTCGGAGATTACGCGGGGACTCAAGGCGCTCGCCAAACTTCTGGACGTTCCAATAATTGCGCTGTCGCAACTGTCTCGGGCGGTAGAGGGTCGAGACAATAAGCGCCCGGTTCTTTCTGACCTCCGGGACTCTGGTTCGATCGAGCAAGACGCAGACGTGGTGATGTTCTGCTACCGCGAGGAATACTATCTCGCCCGCGAGCATCCGCCGGAAAAGGACGGTGCCAGAGCGGATTACGAGGCCGCGCTCGCCGCGTCTCGCAACAAGATGGAAATCATCACAGCGAAGCAGCGCATGGGCTCGATCGGCACAGATCGCGTCGGATGCCACATGCCGACGAACAGGTTTTGGGAAAATGAAGAACAGGATAACTTCTATGGCATATGATCGGTTTCACCAGTGGGACGAGGACTTGCTGCGCGAGGAAATGGAAGCGGCTCCACCTTCCATCGTCAAGGTCAGGCGAGTCACACGCGTTGATAAGATCATCGACGCCCTCGACACCGAGACGCCGCGCACGGGGTTGCAGATCGCGGAGATCATCGACGACACGCCAAACGCGGTTTTCTCAACGATGAGCGCAATCCGCAAAAGTGGTCGCGCCGCCAGAGTCTACCTGGAAGATGGCCGAGTCGCATGGCTCAAGGCTGTTTCGGCATGACCAAGATCAAGGACCGAGACGAGATTGAACGGCTCTGGCGGGAGAATGTGTCGCTCCGTGAGATCGCTGAGCATTTCAACATGACGCGATCCGGCGTCAAGGCGGCGGCCAAGCGTTTCGGCCTACCGACGCGTGGCCAGCCCAAGGGAGGATCGAACCGAGTGCGGCCAGTCGTCATCCGGGGCCGTGATTTTGAAACACAAGCCGACG